AGCTTGTAGCTCTGCAACTTTTAATTTTAAATCAGCTTCATGTTCATCACGGTTTCTGTCGTCATCCATAATGATTTTCATTCTATCTGTCTCTGCATCAATGATTGCTTTTTGTGCTTGGTTCTGCGCTTTCATAGCTTCAGCTTGTGCAAGCATTTCTGCTGGGTCAGGTTTAGGTGGTTCTTGTGGTTGCGGAGGCATAGGTGGAACTTCTGTGTTTATAAATGTTGTTGCATCTTTAAAACCAGCCATCTCAATCATTTTAGTTAAAGTGTTTGCATACTGTTGTAAATTAACCAAAGGATTGTTAGGTCCTAGAGTTTGTAATATTTGTTCTTGTTTTTGTGCCATAGCTGTAAGCACTTGGAACTTTTCTTCGTCAGAGTTTTTAGAAATACCAACATTGATAACCATGTCTTTATCAGCATCCCAGTATCTAGGATCGATAGGAATAAACTCGTTGTTTAATCTCATCATGTCTTGACCTTCTTGGTGTTTGATAACAAGTGAGTTAACAAGTTTAAATAAATCTTTCATTCCGTCAGCAAAGTGACGACATATAAGTTCTACTCTTCCTTGTGCGCCAGACATAGTTGCTGATACAGCTGCGGAAGTTGTAGATTGTAATGCTTCTGCATTGAGTCCTGCGGAAGCCTTAGAAACGCCTGTACGGTTTTCTTTTGCTTCGTCTAGGTAAGATAATACTGGGAAGGCTTCTTTACCAACGAAAGGAACTGTAAAAGGCTGAACCATTCCTGGCGCTCTCATTCTAATTGGTTGTCCTATGTCAGTATTAAGAACATCGTCAATGTTGACTTGTCCTTCAACAATACCCATTCTCGGGAAGATGGCGTGGCCTAGACTATCAAGGGTATCTCTCATTATCTGAGATTTAGCTGCTTGAATAGGCATCAAGTAGTCCGCGGGGCATGAGCCAATGGAGGTATGTGGCTCTGGATCGGGACAGAAGAGTGTAATAGGTAAATCATCCCAGGGTGTTGAGTTAACAATATTTAATCCATTCCCTACAGTGCATACTCTAATCCTTTCATCTATGCCATCACCATCTAAATCATAAAAAACATAATGTTCTACATAGAGAACACTTTTACTATTACTGTCTGCTCTATCAGCACCAGTAAAATCTGCGTATGGATTTCTTGCTTGTTCTAAGTCGTAGGAGTCTTCATCGACTGCACTTCCAGAACCAGCGAACTGTTCCATTTGTTCTTTGTCATAACCCATAGCTACTAAGTCACTTACAGTCTTAACCATTCTGTGTGCAACATAGGGTGATGAGTTTAAATCTCTTGCGTGTCTTGATATAAGTATTTCTTCAGTTGGTACTGCTTCGATGACCACTTGGTCTTTAGGTTTAATTCTTCTTATTTTGACATCGTAACTAGCTGGAGTTTCTTGTGTCATCTCTTCGCCAGTTTCAGGATTTATAATTGTCATGCTTTCCATCTCAGCTTTTTCTTCAACGACTTCTACATTTGGGTCGAGAGTAATTGCTTGATAGGCTTCTGGAGATAAACCAGTATATTCATGTGTTGATGCAGTAATGCTGTCATCCCAGTAGGCTTTTACAAAACCAGTTTTTCTAATAAGGGCATCTTTAAACGCATCGTATATAACTTTGAATCCAGGGTTTTTTTGCTGGATAACATAGTTGATGTAATCTGTTTGTTGTTTGGCTAGGTCGATATCTTCTGGACCATTTGGTATGAACTCTACTATTTTGTTAGTACCAAAAAATGTACGCATGATGGAAGGCAACATGAATAACACGCTGTCTCTAACATCGGTTGATACAAATTCTGATTGCATAGAACTTTGAGCTGTTGGTGCATTACCAAGGTAATAATCAGTAGCATCAGCTCTGTCCTGGTCTATTTGGTCGATGAAGTCTTTAGCGTCATCCATTTCGGATTTAAGTACGCCTTGTAGTTCTTCTTCATTGTAAGAATCTTCTACTTGTAACTCTTCGATTTTTTGATCTTTGTCGTATTCCATAAATTTATCCCACTCTGATTATTCTTGATGTCAAGGGTTTCTTGAAATTATACCCTAAAAAGTTCTCGCCACCACTAAAACTTGCAGCGGAACTTGCCATCGTTAGTGCAAGTGCGTCAGCTTTATCTGGAGACTTAACACCTCTTTTTTTCATTTCGTCCTTAGACTCTATTTTTATTTTTCCAGTTGATGTATATTTATAACTAGGCGCTGCCAATTCCGACACAAGCTCATCATCATTAGGAAGACGGCAATTACGCAGCGCCAACCAATCTTTGATTGCAAACCATAATTCAGCTCGTAAGTTTAAATAGTTTTTCTTAGTCGATGGTGCTTCCGCAACATTGACTCCTCTTACTGGTAAATTTTGTTCAGCTAGTCTATCTACAACTCCACTACCAAGACCAATGACGTCTATAAGTATTTCTTGTGGTTGTTCTATGACTGTACTGTCGTCATATAAATTTTTAACTGCACCGCATAATTGCATTAAATCCATCGATTTGAAAGTCTTAATTTCAAGAACAGTATTACCTTGTCTTACACATAGCGCAGAATTATCACCACCGAAACGAGCAACGTCTAATCCCCATACAATAGGTGCTTTAGTTGTTAGTGCTACGTCTCTGTCGATGGCGTTTCGTGCTAGTTCCATTGGTATGACGGAGTCATCGTCAGCGTTGGGGAACTCGCCTCTTACTTCGACTCTAGCAACAGTAGAATCTTCGCCGTATTGCTCGAGCATCGTTTGGAATAGTTTTTGGTCAGTACCCTCGACTGTGCGTGAGTCTATTTGTTCTAGGTTCCAGAACTTACGCTTGGATGTAAAACTTTCGTAGAAGGGTCCTGTGTTTCTTCTAGGGTTAGAAAAAGTAAACCAAAAACGATTTTCAGTAGGCTCGGAAAAGAAACCTTCGGAGACAGAATAGATAGGAGCAGGAATACCAGAGGCTTCATCCATTATCAAACATACTCCGTAAGATGAGTGGATGCCTGCAAACGCATCTGGATTTTCCTCGCTCCATAACTGTGCTTGGGCGTAGTAGTAGCCCGTGTCTATTTTTAAGTCTCTTTTGAGTGCTTCTTCAAACCAACCATCTGGTTTTATGGTGGTAGCAGTTTTAGAGAACCAATGATTGTTAATTGATAGTGTTAGCCACTTACCTAACTCAGCCCATGTTCTTGAACGAAGCTGTTGTTCGGTGTTAGCGGTGACGATTATGGTTGAGCCTAGTCTGGTTGATAGCATCCATAGTATTAACCATGCAACAAGGGCGGACTTTCCTATTCCACGACCTGAAGCCACGGCAAGTCTAAACATCTCTGGTGTTACTTCGCCTTTATTTCGTTGTATGTGAATTGATAAGTCTTTTAAAATTTTTTTCTGCCACTCTCTTGGGCCTGTAAAATCTTCGAGGGGGGTGTCTTTTTGACCCCAAGGGAAGATAAACATAACAAAGTTGTATGGATCATCCGCAACTTGAGGTGACCAAACTTCGGTCATTAGTTGTTGTTCAGCTTCAGCACCGTATTTCATACTTCGTTACCCCATACATCCCAACCCTCTCTTTTATTTCTAGCAAACATTTCTAAATAATTATCAGGTGACATCTCTTCAACCAAATCATAAAAAGATTCTGGTTTCGTAGAGTGTGGTTTTTGGCTTGGGTTATGAATCCAATTTAATTTTCCTATGTTTTTAAATTTTTGCATTGGTTTACCAGCAAAACCTAGTAAACAAAATTCTGTACCAAATACATAGCCCATGCAAGGTGCTATACCTGATGGTTTTGTCCAAACCATTGTTAGATGATAATTTACACCCCAAGACTTTAATACATCAAATGTATATGGAAGCATTTTATTAGTTGTCCATGTGTAAACATGGCAACCAGTATTGCAAACATCTTGTATAGGCATATTTTTTATTTCTTGCAAAGTCATGGTTGGATAATCTAATTTTTCTTTTCTATTTTCTCGTCTTTTGACTCCACCCGTCATTGATATTTCCCAAGGCGGATCTAAAACTATGGTGTTGTATTTTTTGTTTGGAAATTGAATGTCTATGTTACTACCCTCTCTTTTTATAAATTTACCAAAATAATGAATAGTAGAAAATTACCAAGTCCAGCTATGGTGGTGATTTCTATTATTCCTTTTATTACCTCTTTCATATTCTACTCAAAAAAAATTAAAAAAAATTAGCGCAACAGTTACACATAATATACCCGTGCGGAAAAATGTAAGGGGGGGTCAATCATTTAAAATCGGAGCATGATTTGTCAGATTGTGGGCAGCCCTTACTGATAACGCCTTTTATGTTTGCTATCCGCCCTTATTATCATCGTTTTTTATATCGCTCTGATTATTTACCAGTTTGTCCAAGTCTGTATCTGTTGATTTAACAGCGTTTATAACCTTAGGTTTATTAATAGTCGCCATAGAGTCGCCGAGTCTATCTTTTGCACCAGATAAAACATCATTCAAATTTATAGTAGCGTGAACATTCTCGACTCGATCCTTCCATGTTTTTGGGTCTTGGTTCTTTAAATAGAATATCTGGGCAGTTACGTTGCCATCCGTTGCCGAAGTAAAAAGAGAATTAGTTACCTGGGCTAACCCTTTCGCTTGCCCCCTTTTTAAAGCGTCTTCAAATTCACCTAAACGCTTTCTATTGCGGTCTATAGTATTCCAGGAAACACCCAAAGCACGGGCAATTTGAGTAGTACCAAGACCACGAGAGGCTAGGTTTTCTACTTGCTCTAAATCTAATTCAATACGTTTTCTACCTACTTTTTTTATAGGTTTATTGTCGTTTTTACTCAAAAATTGCTCCATATTTGAAATTTTTTTATGCTTCTTAGACCCCTATAATACAACATTCCTCATAAAAACCCTAAGTTTTTTTAGCTAACTACTTGTAATATAAGTACAATTTAGGGATAATGTGTATGTCAACGAATACTTTAGGAGGTAATATGACAACAGACATATCAAAGACAAGATCACACAAAAGCATCATAGGACAGCTTCGCAAGAAGTACGGCCTAAAAGACAATACGCCTATTCACAAAGTAGAGCAAACAATGACACCAGAGGACTGGCAAGCGTTTAGCGAGGCGCTTACCTTTCCAAATGGTAAACCATCACAAAGGGGGAAATGATGGACCTACAACTATTAATAATATTGAGTGTTGCAGCTTATCTTTGTTATGGAGTCGCACTAATCATAAAGGATAAAGATAGATGATATTTTCAATAAACATCAACGGCTTAATCATTGACTGGTGCTACACCATCGACAACCATGAGAAGCAGTATCATCAAACATGGATACCTAAACTTAGCGACATACAAATAATAACCAAGGAATTAAAAGGTCTTACAGTTAGCGAAGTTAGAAAAACAATCTTAGAAGATATTCAACCAGATATACAAATGGTGCGAGATAACACCAACAAGAAGGCGAAAGCCAGGAGGCAAAAAAATGTCTAAAGAAGGAGACAGAATAAGAGAACAAATAGAAATAGAACGGGACTTGAAATCATCACCTACAAAAGCTGTTGAGAGAGTCTATACCGTTGAGTTTATGCCTATTGAATTTAATATATTCGTAGGCAACAAAGAACCAACGCGGGAAGAAGTAGGAAGAGCAATCATTCAAGAGATTGAGAACGATACCTTTTATTACAAAGAAGTTATTAAACACGTTAAAAATGAAGATTGACCCAATACAACTAGAACAGGCAACCGCATTTATATTAGAAACCAATAAATATATTTACGAACAAGCCAGAGAACTAGCAACGCAACACCTAGAAGCAGAGGACAACAAAAACTTCAAGGCAAGAGTTAAACGCTACGAGCCAGAAAGCAAAGAAACGCTTTTACACTTCGCCGATGAAATAACCGCATGGGCAGAGTGTGAAAAGAATTATCCGCTAATGGATTTCATACATAAATTTTTTAGAATTAAGAAGGGTTATAAAAACGAATTATATTAACGTATAATTAACCAATCACGGAAGCTGGGACGGATAAACCCTCAAACCCCCTAAAGTAAATTATTCGTCTTGGCTTTCTCTCTCCAACATCACACCCAAACCAACGAATAAGAAATGTTTATGCTGCACCCCTCTCTTTAGGCTTCGCAATACTTTCCTCTCTCCGTCAATCGCACACCAAATAATATTTGAATCCATCAATAAACTTAAACTCTTACTAACGGTCTGTCTGGATACTCCAAGCATTAACGACAAATACAACACCGCGTCATGCGAACTAAAATGCTGGGCCGAATACCTCTCGCATAAACCATACAATACGAGCTTCTCCCTCGTTTTCAGATCAGTCCTGCCCAGGTGCTTTTTATACCACTTCCACACTACCTTCTTAATCTTTGAATAGTTGCCTCGATACCCTTTCGCAACTCCATACCTAATAAGACCACTC